AGAGATTTTATTTGTTATATACATAGTTAGATTTTTATACTAAATTAACACTTTAGTATACGTATTTAACTTTATATAATTTAGTAATTATTTTTATTATTATTTTATTCTCGTTTATAGAGAACTATAAAAACGAAAAAACAGTTGTTCATTATTAGGAACTGTATAATCCTTATTAATAATATGTGGAAATCATCCTTTTCTTACAGTAAATAGTATAATATTTACAGTTGTGTGTTACTAGCAACGATAAATACTAGAATAGTTAGACGCCGCTTAGAGCGTTACTTATATATTGATATTTATAGAGGTATTTTTAAAGTACTGTTTATATTTATGATACAGGTATGGTGGGAAACCACCCGAGAGGTTGATTGCACTTCCTCTCGCCCATAAATTAGTTTGTTCTTCGTCAGAGATAATTGGACTATAAACCTTGGTAGGGTTTATTTGTCTGTAAGTACTGGCGCTGAAATTCACAGTTTATGCGTTACACGATATCCGCTGAGGTATTAAAATAAGTTTGTATTTGCATTCAATTTTATAGAAATGAATACGGACCGAGGCATTGTGTAAAGAGAACACGGCGCGTTGCTGCGCTTATGTATGGCTATTCGAGGTCAGAATATTTCCAGGAAATTTTAGGAAGTATATAAAAGATATGTATAAGATAGAGAAACTGAATCACACTCTATAAAATGTGGTCAAAGAAATTGACAGTTTATAAAAAGCAACATGAATTACAAAAATAATTCCAAATTAGTGCATTCTGCTGTTGCTGTACTACCAAATTTATCAAGAGAAACAATTAAGACAGTTGTGTCTTATTTATGTAAAAAGAATAAGTTAGACCTTATTGAAGGTGTTACTGTTAAAGAATTACAAAATGAGAATTATTTGTATTTAGATTATAACAGAAAGTTGTTATATAGATTGAGTGAGAGAGCTTTTAATAGTTTTATATTAAAAACTCATGGAAGAGTTGTATGTAGTAAGAAGTTTGGCTTTTCTTTAGCATTTGCCCATCAGGGTGGATATAAAGAACAAAGCATTATGAGTTTAATTAATTTTATTAGAGATAAATATGTATTAGTTAAAGGTATAAGTGAGAATATTACTAATGACCATATGAAAGCATGGTTTTTAGATATGTGTGCGATGTTAGCAGAAATAGTTGATCCTACGTCTTATGGACCTAAGAGATTAGCTTTAGTTATTATTAGAGCTTATTCGTTAATTATCAGATTAATCGATTTCAGAAGAACACATAGTTACAATCCCCAATCTTTGGGTTTTGGTGATGTGTCTTTTGTTGCAGCTATGTTTGGTATTCCAGAAAATATAATTACAAAAATTAAAATGTTTCAAACCGTTGCGTCTTTAAAGACGTCTGGTTTGAATGTAGTTTATAATTTTATGGTTAGTTTTGTTGGAGTTATACGAGATTTATTGGAATTTATTATTACTAAATATCCAGATTTTGCGTATATTAAAATTATATTACAATTTTTTGATAAGCATTTTGCATTTGTGGAAGATATAAGATACTCTGAACAAGTAGTATCTTTGTATACAAAATATATGAAAGATTCTCAAATTATGTTTAATATAGAATTTAGACAACAAGTATGTGAGTTAGCTGATAAGTTGAAAATTAAAGTTAGTTTTAGTGAGCATATAGATAGACCAGAAAATAAGTATATAAAAGAAATTTATAAATGTTTTTTAACAAACATTTATAAATATGCTAAAACATTTTCTGTTTCTTCTAGACAAGAACCAGTTTGTTTCGTTTTTGAAGGACCAGCCGGTTGCGGTAAGTCTAGAATAATGAATAAACTTGTAGAAGTTTTGAAGGATAGAAAATCAGTTTATGTACATGCTGTTCCTCCTGTTACAGGAGGAAAGGATTTTTATGATGATTATGAAAATCAAGAAGTTTTTGTGGTAGATGATATGGGACAACAAGGTTTGTCCCAATGGAGAAGTATAATTAACTGGGTTGCACCAGTTAAGTATCCTTTAGATTGTGCGAGTGCAGAGAAAAAGAATACTAAATTTTTTAGTAGTGATTTAATTTTAGTTACTACTAATTTATTTACAAATATACCAGGTTTTACTGCTACAGATTGTATATCTAGTAAAGAAGCGTTGTTTAGACGATGTCACGTTATTAAATTCGATCAAGTAGATAAAGTTGGAGATTTTTCTTTGCATTATGTAAAGTATGATTATCAGAGGGACATGATATTTGCTAATAATTTTTTAGATGGGTTAGAACCTGGTGTTTTACCTAATTTAGAATCTAATAATGATGTAGAAGTGTTGAGATGGCTTATGAAAATTTTAATGAGTAGCTTGAAGAAACAGAAAGATTATGCTAAATCAAATACAGTTGAAGAAAGTGATATATTATCCATTTGGGATAGTATTGAACCTACGGATGATATGTTTGAAGAAGCAACATATATTCCTCAATCGAAAGAATGTGATAGTTATGACATAGGAGAGGCTGAATATAATGTTTTTGATAAACAATATAAAGATGCCACTTCTAATGCTATACCTACTCATTATTCTAATAGGAATTTTGAAATTAATTCTAGTTTTTTCCATTATGATGGTAAGAACGTTGTAGGTGCTCTTGAAAGTGATGTTGCTCCTTATACTTATTTGGACCAGGTTAAAGCTGAATATCAAAGTAAACCTTCTATTGAATCAGGAATTCGTATAGAAGAATTGAAATATTGGGAAAATGAGTGGTTGTGTAAATTAGAGTATTGTTATGTTAGTGTAAAGTTTTATATTAAGAATATGCTTAAGAGCATTCATGGTGTTATTACATCTTGCGTTACTAAATTTATGGTTGCTTTACAGCATCCAACTGATGATGAAAAGATTGCGTATTTAACAATAGGTTTTGAACTTATAGTTATTATATTTGGTTTAATTATGTGTAGTTATTTAGACAACACGGTTAATTTAGAAACTACCGAAGCAGAAGATATTTATGATGATTTGTGTAAAGCAAAGAATAAATTTTATGCTCAGGCTGGTGGATTAAATTTGGCTGGAGTGTCTAGACAAACTTTATTTAGTGAAATTATTAGTGCAGGTTCGAGTAAACCTAAACAATTAGTACATTGCGTATTTAGTGGTCGTAGATTTTTTACAGTTAATCATGCTGTGGGTGAAGGCCCACACTATATAAACTCCTATTTGAATTGGAGTGGTTTTAAGAATAAACAAGTTATGTTGAATCAACAAAGTTTTAAAGTAATTAAGCGTTTTAGTGAGATTGATTTAGTTTGTTGTGAGTTAAATCAAGCTGTTAATCCTTTTAGAGCTATACAATTTTGTAAACCTACGAAATTTATTCAAGATTTTTCTATAGTTAATAGTGATATGATGTTGGATATGAAGTTAAATTTTAACATTCATCCTAATTCAGAGGCTATTAATTATACTACTCAGCATGGTGAAGTAAAAATTTCCCCGAATAGTAGTTATAGTTATAATTTATCGGCTGGAGGACTTTGCGGTTCTCCTCTTATAGGATATAATCAGGAATTATATGGTATGCATGTTGCAGGTAAAGAAGACGGTATAGGTGCTAGTATTATATTTCCAGATTATGTTAGGGAATATCTTATTCCATTTATGGGAAATACGCCTAGTGCGCAATTTGACATTATGGACAAGGATTATTCTGATTTTTCGGGATGTAGATATAAACAAATAGGTTTAGATGTACATAGACCACCGTTAAATACTAAGTTGACTCCTACTATATTTTATGATATTTTAGATAATCAGGAAATTAAGAGTGATTTGGAAAATAAATTACGAAGTGGAGAGATAGATGAAATTATAGAAAAAGCTCCTCCAAATTTTAAAGCATTTGGAAGTAATACTTTGGCTACAATGTCTAAAAAATCGTTCAAAGTTATACCTTATATACAACAAGATGAGATTGATTTTGCAGTAAAGTGTTTAGACACTTTATTATGTGATTTCAGTCCTATTACGGATAGTGAGGCAGCTTTTGGAAATAGCGATATTACGGAAATGAATAGAAAATCGGTAAATGGATACGGATATGAGAGAGAGAAGAATGTTTATTTTGATTATGAAAATAAGATTATAAATCCTGAATTTTTAAGTAAAGTTGATCAGTTTCAAAAACGTTGCGTAGATGATACGTTAACGATTGAAGATGGTTTAGCTTATGAAACTATGAAAGATGAATTAAGACCTATTGGAAAAGTTAATAAACCTAGATGTTTTAGAGTTATGCCTTTACATCATACATTTTTATTGAAGAAAATGATTGCCAATTTGGCCGTTTTTATAAAGAAAAATATGTGGAATAATGGTATAGCTATTGGAATGAATCCTTACAAGGATTGGGATAAATTATATCAAATTTTGAAGGAATTTAATTTATTCGATGGAGATTTTGGACAATACGATGGAAGCGCACCTGCACAATTGCAGGATGCTATTGCCAATTGCGTTTTAAAAAGATTTAAAGGTACTGAATTTGAACATACTATTTTGCATAAATTGTTATTAATGATTATAAGATCTTATGTTTTAGTTAAAGAAGAACTTTATCTGACAACCCATTCTTTACCGAGTGGATGTTGGGTTACTGCTTTATTTAATTCATTTTTGAATAGAATGTTGACTGCTATTTGTTTATTTAGACAAAAGAAGTTAAGAGGTGAAGTCGCTACTGTAGAACAATTTAAACAGATAGTTGATTTTGTATTAGGCGACGATAAAGTTGTTGGTGTTAAAGGTGATTTAAAAGATTACGTTAATGCCTTAACAATGAAAGACGTTGCAGAATCTTTCGGTATGACTTATACAGACGCTTTAAAAGGAGAAATTGTTGCTCCCTTTAAATCCATCGAAAATTGTCAGTTTTTGAAAAGGAAATTTGTATATCATCCTGTTTTAGGTAAGATAGTTGGAAAATTAGATATGAACACATTGATTCAATCATTGCGTTATTCTGATGTTTCTAAAGATTTTAAAACGACTATAGACGGTAAATGTACTGCATTACAATTCGAATTGGCATTGTATCCTCATTCTGAGAGTTTGAAGAGCAAAATTATAACTTATTTTTATAGTAAGAATTTTTATACTAGACTTTTTCAAGATGGAGAAATATATAAAAGTATGACAGATGATCCTAATTTGTGGGAGAAACTCTGTGTCGCTCAAGGCAAATATGATTACACACGTTTGTAAACGTAAAATTACAGCCCGTCCTGACCTAGACTCTAAATAGTTCGAACTTTTTTATATTTTTCAGTGTATAGAACACTTTAATAATGATGTAGGTGGCTTGGAATATAGAAATTAGAATCTCATTCGATTTGGTTTGATTATAGCCGATTTCAAACATAATATAATTGCAAATTTTACAGATAGCAAATTTTTACAAAAAAGTCAATATGACTTAGAAAATGGAAAAGAATCCATTTCAACAACCGTCGCTAGTATTAATACTAGAGAAATTCAGGAGATTTCTTCTGAAAATACACAGGAATTTACATTAATTAATGTTCCTGACCAGTTTAGGATAGACGCTCAACCTTTTATTAATCGTCCGTTCTTTGTAACTACTATTAGTTTTCCCACGTCGAAAGTACGTGGTGATTTATTAGTAAATACAGTTTCCAAATTGCCTGGAGACGTTATACGTAGTAATCCTACGCTTTTAAATGGACTTAAGATGGGTTCATTATATAGATCCAAAATGAAATTAAATATTTCTATGGCTGGAACTATAACGCATGCTGGTTGCGTGTTAGTAGGGATTTTGCCTCCCCTTTCAAACGGTATTAACTACACAGTTAATCAAATAGATTTGATAAATACAGCCCTTACAGGGCCACATGCTTTTTTGCATGCTAATGAGGCTACATCTGTGGCTATAGATATTCCGTGGTATTGTAATACGGATTTAGCCACCCTAGATATGGATGAAACTGTTGGTTATTCACCATCAGTTGATATTACCGAATTTAACGGTAATTATGGTACTTTAGTTGCCATTGTTATGAATCCATTACAACCTAGCACTGGTTCCAGTGATACTCTTTCTATAGTGGTGGAAGCCATTTTTGAGAATTTGGATATTTTAATTCCTACTCCTCGTTATATTACGTGGAGTTCTCAGGCTATGAGTATGTTGGCTAGTGTAGGAACTAGTTTACTTAGTGGAGCCGCTAGTAAAGTTACTGAAAAAGTAGGAGATGTCATAGATAATATGGCAAGTAAGGTTTTGTCTTGGACAGGATTACACAATCCTTCTACAGCCGCACTTACTGAAAATCATATGATTACTGGTCATAACCGTCAAAATAATATTGATTCAGTTCAATTTTTTGAGAAGTTAGATCCACGTACACATTACGATAGAATAGTCGATAGACCTATTTTTAATACATTTACAGATGAAATGACTATGAAGCATATTATTAGTAAGAGACAGTACGTTACAACTTTTAGAGTTAATGTTAATGATGCAGTTGGTACTAGATTGTTGGCTAGACCTATTTCACCTTATCAAGGTGGAGTTGCTAAACAGCAAAATATATCTTCTAGATATAACGAAAGAGTTAACAATATTGAGTTGATGCATTTGTTAAGTAGAGCTTGGAAGGGTTCTCTTAAAATTATTATACAATCAGTAATGAATAATAAGCAACAAGTTAAACTTCGATTATTACAGTATTATAATCCAAGCGTAACAGCTTCCGTTTCCTATCCCACTTACAATAGCTTATTACAAGCTCCTAGCCATTTGATGGAATTTACAGGAGGTGGACAGGAACAAGAGGTGGTATTACCTTGTTTATCAAGGAATGAATTAGTTCAGTGTTCGAGAGATACTGCAACTGAAGCTTTGATTCATGGTTTATACTATGTATACTTAGCTCAACCCCTCGCAAATTCAGGTGGTAGTCCGACTGATATATATTTTAATGTGTATATGTCGTGTGAAGATGATTTTACTTTTCACGGTTATAGTACCGAAATAGTTAAATCAATAGGACCATTTAAATCAATTCCAGGACCTGCTTTGGTACAAAACGCTGCATTGTTAGAACAATTAGCGTCTGTAAATAAGGAGAATTCCAACCTTACTATTAAAGAATTGGCTATGAAAGTTCCCGCGTTTGAAAATACGCAGGAGCTTATTATAGCAGAAACCTTTATTAAGGGTATTCAAGCAACTACAGAAGAAGTTACTAAAATTATTTCTCTTGAAGAAGTACCAAATATGGAATTTGATGATTCTCTAGATAAAGAAGAGAATTTACGTAGGCATGTGGAAACTGTTGTTACACAGGAATCCTACAAATCCCTTAGAGGATTTTTGAACGGAGTGGCCTCATCAATGTGGTCTCCGCAATCCGTTCAAGTTATGAATGAACCTCAGAAACAAACCAATAGTGTAAATGATTCCATGTCTGTTAACATGGATAGTAATAGGCTGGTTCCTATTCTACACATGAGAGATTTTGTAAGACGTATGTATGTGGACACTCAAAGCACAATTGCTAATAATGTTCAAACTAATGCTACTATTACAAAAACTTTCGCACTAAATGGTTATTTAGGTGAAGGTACTAATACCTCATCTACAGTAATTAGTGCTGTTTCGAGAATGTTTTATGGAAAACATTGTGGTCTCAAAATGCGTTTTCAGGTTGAAAATAATGTATCCGGTACAAATCGACCTAGAGTAAACATATTATATTGTCCTCAAAATATGTACGCTAAAGTTGGTGCAGGATTAGTTTTAGGTTCACAACCTACTACTCCTACAGCTATATCAGATTATAGTCCATTGGGGAATCTGGTACCAGTCCCATATATTACTATTCCTCTTAATGAGAATACTCAAATATATGAATTTGAAATTCCTAATACTAGTATTTTCAAATATGTTGGTGGACCCAACAAGCTAAATAAAGAGCTTACAGCTCTAAATTATTTAGCAACAGAAGATTGTGGCTTTCTTATAGTCACTATAACTAATTTTTATGATGAACCCATCGTATATAAGTTAGAAGTATCTGTTGGTTTAACTGATGAATCCCGTATGGGTTTTCATTCTATTGCACCAGTAGTAACTCAACCTGTTTCTTCCAATAACAGGTATATTACATCTTCTGATGGTAGTTATGCAGAAACTACTACGGTCACGGCTCCTTTAGCCATAACTAGTAATTTTTTGTATTATACTAGGACCTAGTCACGCAGACTATAAAAGCATTGGTTGACACTTAATTAGTCTTCGGCAATCCATGGTGGAACCGACCAACCAGAATGTATATCATTCAGTCCTCAACATGACTATAAACTGTTGGTATGCGTAGCCCGCTACTCTCGTCAAAATTTTATTTTTACGGGAGTATAAACATAGTAAAAATTTTGAATGCGGGCTCCCCCCCCAAACAAAAAACTCC